CAAATCCTGTTGGCGGTTCAACGGTACAGGGTCGTCATAGGCTAGCACCGCGTCGCCTTCTAGGCCGAACATCGGCAATAGCCGTTGGTTCAAAGTTTCTTCATCCATTCGGCATAGCGGTAGTACCGTCATTTCACGCCACGACGCGAACCCGATAGACGCGCCCGCTAGGTTCGGGTCGTTCGCCTTCAACATGGATACGGGCACGCCGAACACCGCGGCGATTTCTTCCACAACATCGTCGCGCCCCGTAAGATCCTTCGGCGGGAACGCGAGCGGCTTCACGTCGATTTCCGCGGTAGATACCATGAAATTCCCGCGGTTACGCGGCCCGCGGAATTTCTGCTTTATGGCGCGCTCTACGCGTTCCAATTCATCGCCCGACGCGTTCCCCTTGATAGTCAACAGGTAATCGGGGCGCCCGTTGTTTTGGAACATGGCCAAATCCATCGAATGTAGCGCGGCGTTCGCATTCGCGGCGCCCCACGCGGCTTCGAGTTTCCCCATGCCGTAGAACAGGTCGCGCGGGTTCGGCCGTCGGAAATGGATAACCTCATCCGCGGGGAAGGTCTGTTTTGATTCGCTACCCTTGCCGTAGCGATAGCCGCTAATGAATTCGACAGGGTCGGGGATTACTTCCGTCCATTGTGGGGGCATCGGCCATAGTTCCGTCGGCGTGCCGAACGCGTCGGTAATGACGTGTTGATAAGCGTTACCCGTCAATTCTTGCCACACGACACGCAACACCGTAGCGTCGTATCCGTTGAACCACGGGTTGGCCGTAGACAACAGGCGCAACAATGGGTGGTCGTCCGTAACCTCTTCGAAATCGTCGCCTAGTTCCGCGGCTTTCCGCATCACAACCGCCGACGGTTGGTGCGCGGTGTCGCCGCGCAAGCGCGCGACAGACTTACGCGACGCCGCGCGCGTGTTCCACAATTGGCGCGTGGCGTTGTCGCCGCGCACGTATAGCCGTAGTGGAGTAGACGCAACCGCGTTTGCGTTGATTGACGCCGCCGCGTAAATCCACGAATTGTAGTAGGCCACCGCGGCTTTGTGGTCGAACGGCGCCGCGCGCCCTTCGCCCGTTCGCATTTCAAAACTTCGGGTGGATGCGCTAATCCACGCGCGTGGGTCGGCGGCTTTCACGATGGCGCGTAGTAAGTTCATAGGTCAAATTACCTTGAATAGAAACGGCTTATGTCGCCGCCGTGCGGCGAGCGCAAGCGCAAGCGCGCACACGCCGTCGTCGTGCCCCGATTGGGCCTCATACGTAACCCTACCCGCGTTATATCGGAAACCGAAGGAATCCAATTCGGCGCGCAACCAACCGTCGGGGTAGCGAACCTCGCGAGATTGAATCGCGGCGGATAGCCCCTCCATTATCTGTTGCTTGCTTGCGTTCGTGAATTTGAACCCTTCCGCGTTGCGGCACGCGCGGCATATGTCTTCCGTGATTGGGTCGCCTACCCCTGTTGAGTCGATATACGCCGTCGTACTCCCAACGATGCGCGCGACGCGTTCGCGTGTCGCGCCCCAATCGGATTGCCAACGCTCCAACACGCACACGGCGCCCGACGAATCGACGCCACAACAGACCGTCCAATCGTGCGATTTCGCTAGGTCAACGCCGAACGCGACAGGCGCGGCCGTCGATAGCGGCGCGACACACGCGCGGATTGCGTCGCCGCCGAAAGGGTTGCTACCGTCGTCGGTTGGTTCGGCTAGGTATAACTCGCGAAAGACATTGTCGGGAAGAATTGCGCGCGCCTCTTCAATTTCGCGCGCGTCCAACACGCCGCCGTCCACGGCATCCCACGCGGTAAGGCGGTGGTAGGCCATATTCGGCGCGCCGCCTTCCGCCATTCGCGCCAATCGGTATACCCAATTCTTGCGGCCCTTGACGTTGCCGATGATTCGTAGCGGCCCGCGCGTCGCGGTGAGTGTCGAACGCACCGCGTTGAACGCGGCTTCGGGGCACCGCGTCGCCTCATCTATGACGGCCGCGCTTACGTCGTCGCCGAAGAGGCTATCGGGGTTGTCTGCGGATTTGAACCATACGCGCGAACCGTTCGCGAGTCGCACGCACAATTCGGAGTCGTTGTCGTCCCACGTGCGTTTCGCGGGGTCGGCCTGTCGTAGCATCGTCTGCAACCGCATATACCCAACGGTTTTCGTAACGTGGAACGTGGGCGCAATCCACCAATAATTCCCGCCGCGCCCGTTCCACGCGGCCGCGAACAACCACAACAGACAACCCGCGGTTTTCCCCGATTTCGTGCTAGCCTCAATTATCACGATACGCGCGGGGTCGCATATCGCGGCGAATTGCCGCGGGTACATAGCGGGCAACGTAGGCGGGCTAACAATCACGAACCCGCGCCACCCGCGCGAAGCGTGATAGGCGCCAATTCCACGCGCTCCGTAGCGCCGCCACCGTCTAGCCGTTCGCAACGGTCGGCCGCTACCAACGCGTCAAGGTTGGCGCGTTGCATAGCCAACAGGGTTTCCACGGCGCGCAACCTGTCGCGTTCGCTAGCGGCATTGGTTGCCATTTCGGTAACTAGGTCGGGCAACGTCGCCAACACGTGCGGCGGGATTTTCCAACCTTCGCGTAGCGCGCGGCGAACAATCACCAACCCCGCGCGATGCCCGACGGCGTCTATAGCGGCATCGGTCGTTGGCGTTTCTGCGGGGGTGAGTTTTCGCGCGCGTGTCATAGCGTAGGCGCGGTAAACCGCGGGGTTCCCTTCGGGTCGTATGTCCAACCAATGTCGCACGATTCGTCGACAGACAACGCAACCACGGTAGCGCCGTCGGGTGGTGTCCATTCGGCGACGCCGTCCCAAAGTATGACGTTCTCTACAACGCTTGCAACGACGATAGCGTGTCGGTCGTTCATTGTTCCACCACCAAAACATAGCCCGCGCCACCCGCGCCACCGTCGCCCGCGCGCGCGTTGAAGCAAGCGCCGCCACCACCGCCACCGCTACCGCGGCCACCCGCGCCGCCGTTGCCCGCCACCGCGGCATTGTTGCCACCGCCACCGCCGCCGCCCGTGCCGATGCCACGCCAAAGCCCCGACACGCTACCCGCCGTGCCCGCGACGCCCGCGCCGCCGCCCGCGGCGCCACCACCGCGCGTCGTGGTTTGCGAATTGACGCTACCGCCCGCGCTACCCGCCAACCCTGTTAGCCCTGCAAGGTCGAACGGCCCGCCGCCGCCACCACCCGCGCCCGAAAACCAACCGCGAACGCCGCCCGTAGACACCGACGCGACGTTGGACGCGCCGCCCGCGCCGTACGCGACGCCAAACGCCGCTACGGCCGTGCCGCCCGCCGCGTTTGCGTTGCTACCCGCGACACCACCACCGCCACCCGCGACAGATAGCGCATCGAACGACGTAGTACCACCACCGCCGCCGTTGCCCGCGGTCGTGCCACCCGCGCCCGACGTGCCGCCCGCGGCGATTGTGACGGTAACGGACGTCGCCACGTCGGACGCTAGCAACACGACGACACCGCCGCCGCCGCCCGCGCCGCCACCACCCCCGCTACGGTCGGCCGCGGTCGTGTTGACGCGTGCGCCACCGCCACCGCCACCACCGCCGCCGACTAGGTAGACGGTTATGGTTTCGGCGCCCGCCGACTTATAGAACGTGCCCGACCCCGTAAACTCCGTAACCGTCGCGCCGTAAACCAACCCGTCGCTACCGACGCCGATACCCGCGCCCGTGGCTAGCGGTAACGTGTTCGGGTCGATTGTGGTTAGGTAGCGTGGGTTCATTCGTTCCGCCTTGCACGGTCGTAGCCGTATTGAATTTCGAACGCGCGAAGCGCGGCAATATGCACGCGCCTATCCCGCGACGCGGGTAGACGAATGCCCGCCAATCGGCCCGAATCAATCCACCGCGAAACTTGCGTGGCCGACACCCCTAGCCGCGCGGCTACCTGTCCCGTGGTAAACCAATCGCGCGCGGGTGGTAGTGGTTCGTTCCCGCGGGGCGGTAGGTTACTCCGCGCGCGCATCGTCGGCATCCTCCACGAACGACGGCGGCACGGCGTACCAACCTTCGGGAATCGTTACGCGGTTTGCCGATAGCGTCCATTCGCCGTCGGCGTAGGTATAGACGCGGCCGCTAATCGTCGGCCCTATCCGAATCGGAGCGGCTTCGGGTACTAGCACCGTTCGCGCGCAACCAATCGCGGACACGGCCACCGCCGCGGCGCAAAAGGCCACGATTCGTAGGCGCGTCGGTCGCGGTGGTTGTTCCAATGTACTTTCCATAGGTGGCTAGGATTGATTGCAGCACGGCCGACGCGAACGCGGCTAGCGCCGCGATCATTTCGCGCCCGCGCGTTCGGACGACACGCGGTTGTCGCGTGCGGCGATAAGACCTAGCCCCGCCATAACCGCGGCCGCGACCGCGCCCCAATCGGGAATCGTTACGGGGTCGTTATCGAACAACGCCGTAACCGCGGTACCGACCGCGACCACGATTGCCGCGACACCCGCTACCGTTGTACGCCACGAACCGCCTTTGATTGCGTCCATTGTTACCGCCTTTCTTCTAGTCGTTCGATTCGCGCGCGAAGCGCGTCCAATTCACGTTGGCTACCCGCGTCGGCCGTCGCGTTCGCTATCTGCGCCTTCGCCAAATCCTGCACGATGCTAGCCAATTCTTCCACGCGGCCGACGGTGTTCGATAGTTGAAAATCGC